GAGGCGATCCATGCGCGCACGTACATAGGTTGATAAACCCAGCGCGCACCGCGCGCGCACCGCGCGCGCACCTCTTTTTTTTTGCAAGTCGAGTCAGCGTCACGGGTTCGAAACCGCGCGCGCTTTTTACAGCACTTTTTCATCATTACTGTACTTCTTGTGCACTAGTAGCCTTCGCTTGGCACCGCCGGTCTTCACCTCCTTGTACAGGTATTTCCCCGACGCGTAGGCGGCGTCGATGAGGGCGTCGAGCTCGGCCGGCGTCATGCGGCCGTTGCCCAGTTTCTGGTTGATGTCGGTCCGGCGGAGTCCGTCCTCGGCGGCGTCCAGCAGCTCCATGAGCTTTGCCAGGCGCTTATCTCGCTTGGGCGCGCCGAAGATGTGCGCGGCTGTCTGGTCGCAGTAGCGCCAGAAGGCCAGGGCCGATTCGATGTGGTTCTTTCCGATGTAAAACGCCCGGTCTACCATGGCGTAGATCATGGCGATCCGGGTGACGATGGGAGCGCGTCTTTCGACGGCGCTTCCGTAGCTTCCCTGGATGGGCTCGGTGAGCTCTTCGTAGACCGGTCGCCAGAACTTCTTGGCCTCGTCGTCGCGCATGTAAGGCACGTCATGGCCATTGTCGTGCTTGGCGAAATCGACCGCGAAGGACAGGTCTTGGATCAGGGGCGCGAGTACCTGCTTGAGGCTGCCGAAATCGCCACCTTCTGGGAGCGATCTCGCGCGGTAGACATGCAGCCACATGAATCTATTGACCAGTCCGTTGTCGATGTCGCACTGCGTGATTTTCGACCTCAGCTCGGTGTAGGTGATGTGCCCGATCACCGAGATGTGCGCGTCCTCGACGTAGAGCGAGTCTTTGCGGGTCGGCAATGACAGGGCGCCCCCGTCGAACGCCTCGCGCAATACATGCGAGATCGTGTTATTGTCACGGCCCGAGCTGGTGAGCAGCCGGCCAAACTCAGACTCTACGATGAGCAATGGTCCGCGGGAGTCCCTCGCCTTCTGGATGAGGCCCTCACCGGACGCGATGCCGGATAGGATTGGCGTCCTGGCCCATTGCTCGTCGCACTGGCTGAAAAGCCAACGCGTGCAGTCCCAGGCGGTCCCCTTGCGGCCGGCGCCAGTGGGGCCGGTCAAACATAGATTCAGGTTCGCGTGGTGCCTTCGCCCATTCACGACCCAGTGCGGCCGGCGGCCGGCGACGTTGCCGAATGTTAGGAGGAGCTGGCCCAGGATTCCCTCGGGTGACGCCTCGGTCTCGGGTGCGATTCGGTGCACCAGGTCGCCGAGCAGCCCGCGGAAGGCAGGCGCTTCCATTTTGGTGGGCAGGGGGTTGATGGCGAGCTCGTCGTGCTCTTCCCGGTCCGATCGCATGCTTTCGATCATCCTGGACTGCGCTTCCAGGATATCGTCGGGGATTTCTTGCTGCGTGTGGGCTCGCCTGAGCAGATCTTTGAGCTGCTCGATCGAGAGTCGCGCCTTCGCCTTTTCCTTGACGATGTTGGCGTGATACCGCGCGTTGGCCGCGTGGGGCGTGGACATGATGATCTCGTGCAGGTAGTCCATGCCGCCGACTGCGTCCCAGAGACCGAGAACGCGCAGGTCATCGCCCAGGGTGACGTTATCGACGGGCGTGCCCTTTTTGTGGAGGTACTCGATCCGGCGAAAGATGACTTGATGGGCATCGCGGTAGAAGTCCTCGGCGCGGAGGATCTCGAGCACGTCGTCGATGACCGCGTTGTCGTAGAGCATGGCGCCGATGCAGCTCTTTTCGGCCTCGAGATGGTGGGGCGGCGCGAGCTCGTCGGCGGCCTGGAAGGCGGACGTCATTCTGGTCGCGGGGTTTCGCTCGATCAATTCGCCATAGCTCATGATTGGGATCCTTCCTCGGCTTGGAGTTTGGCTCGCAACTTTGCGAGCAGTCGTCGGGCTGCGATCCTTTTCTTTTCGCGGACCTGGAACGGTTCGCCGGTGCGGGTTTTCAATTGCTGGATGTCGTCGGCGTACCAGTCCAGTAGGGCGCGCTGGTCGGTCGTGAGCGAGTCGATCAGGCGCATTCGGGTATCGGCGGGGTCGTCCGTGGTCGGTGGGCCGGTTTGGCCTTTTCGCGTGGCCATTCGATCCATGCGATGTGATGCGAGTCGGACTGTGGATCGGTGTTCCGCGGCTGTTCCCTTCTGGTGATGGTGGTCGGGGATTCGGATGCTTTCGCCCGTGGTGATGGCTGCGCGGCGGAGCCGGCAGTTGATCCAGTAGGCGGCGTAAGTGCTGAACCGCGTGTGGTGGCTCTCGGGGTCGAATCGTTCGGCGGCCGTGATTAGCCCGAGCATGGCCTCCTGGCGGAGATCTTCGATTGTGAGGTCATGCCAACGCCAGCGGAATCGCTTGGCGAAGTAGCTTGCCAGGGCCGCGTTGGCCATCACCAGCTCGTTGCGGGCGAGCTCGTCTCCGGCTTTGATTCGGGCCGCCAGTGCTCGCTCTTCGGCGGGTGTCAGGCCCGCGCCGAGCTCGTTGCGGCGCGCGAGAGCGGGCGGACGCTGAGCGCGTGCCCCGCGCGCAGCGGGAAATGCGGAGGTGATCATTCTGTGGTCCTTAGAGATTTACCGCGGGAGCTGGATTGGATCGCCAAACCTGGTCCAGTTCAAGCGGTTGACGTCGGTGTCGATCGAACACGCTTACTATGCCGCGCGATGGGCACGGCCGCAATATGGGTCGTTTTGTTTGGGTTGGCTACGTCTGGAGCTCCTCGCAGGCCGAGCAAAGGTTCGGCGCGACCCAGACGCAGCCGGAGAGGCAGCCGTCGTCGTCGGTGCACCCGCAGATTGCGCAGTGGCGCTGGGTGGCTTTGCGGGAAATGAAGGTATTGAAATTTGCCTGGGCGTCTGGGCTTTGCGCTGGTGTCTCGTGCAACCATCGCATCGCGGCGCGGAAGTGCCAGGGGGGCCATTCTTCGATCGACTCTTCTGAAATGAACACTGCGCGGCGACGGAGCTCGATGTGCATAGTGTGGTTGGCGGTCCGGTCTCGGCTGCGTGGCGGCATTTTTTGAAATCTCCGTTGGGCGGGATATACTTCCCTCGCCTGATTCGTTTCGATGTACTCCCGGCCGGGGCGGTCCCGGCCGGGTTATTTTGTTTCGTCGACTCGCTCGAAGGTGATTGCCCAGACCAGCGGGTTTTCGCGCCAGCGACGGCCTACATCGTGCAGCGCATCCCATGCCTCGCGCCAAACACATCTGGCAGGCGTCAGTCTGTCTTTGATCGGCGGAATCGCTTCTTTATCCGCACAGGTGCACGATCCGTAGGCGCCTTCATAGTGCCACTCCCCAGCGGTTACGGCAGATTCGTAGCACTTCCCGAGGCCCGGCCGCTCCGCGCCTGCTGACAACGCGGCGGGTCTGGGTCTTTCGTCGCTCAAGGATTGCCCTCACATACGGGGCTGCGAGCAAGATCGGCTTTTCGCGCATTGGCGTGTTGCTCCTTGGTGGTTCGGTCGAATAGATTCTTGGGAGTTCGTCACCACTGCGTGCTTCGAACACGGAGCCCGGTCCGGGATGTTTTCCCGGCCGGGCGTTTTTGTTTCGCTCGCGGGCGCGGCGCGATCAGTCTCCAACAATTCTAGCTTATACAATTCGCATACGCAATGAATACGATCCGTATCCGATTGTGGTTCGTTATCGTCGGTTGGTATACAATCCCCGGTGATACCGTATAAGATTGGCGCCGTCTGATCGGATCAACGAACGGAGGCGTGATGGCGAAGAAGGCAGGGGCGAAGGGGAAGGTCAAGCAGGTCAAGCACGCGCGGATCGAGCTCTCGCCGGAGGATTATGCCGTTGTCGAGCAGGTCGCCCATTCGATCGGGCTTGGGGTCGCGGCGTATGTCCGGATGGCCGTGTTGCAGCGGGCGCGTCGCGACAAGGCGGAGATGAAGGCGGGCACCGGCTAGGGGGGCTCATGGCGGTACCGATCGTCTATTGCCGCGATTGCGGGAGGTCTTGGCATTCGTACCGGATCGACGACGGCGATGAGTGCTTTCGATGCGGTGGTGAGAACCTGGCGTTTCAGGAGGAGGATCGGACCGTCCGCACGCCGGGGCTGGTCAGGCGGGGCGTTTCGGCCGTCGTCGGCGGCGGGTTGGTGGTCATCCGGTCGCTGTTGGTTCTCGGCTTCGCCATTTGTGTCGGGCTCGGCCGGGCCGCGTGGTTTGTCGGTAGGCGCGGCGTTACCGTTGCGCGGCGGGGCGCGGTTGCGGGCTGGGGTCATTCGTCCCGGTTTGTGCGTTCGGTCTGGGATGAGGTTCAGGGCAGGTCTGGCCCTTCGAGAGATGCGTGGTTGCTGTCTGTTAAGCTTTTGGCGATCGTTTTGGCTTGCAGCGCGCTGTTGATCGGCGTCGTGGCGGGTGTCCGAGCTTTATGGCGAGTATGGTGAACGTATGCCGATCTTGAACTACACGACGAAGATCACTCCGGACCGGACGGTGGCGGAGATTCAGCGTCGGTTGGCGGCGTTTGGTGTTTCCCGCATGGTGACCGAGTACGGGAGCGATCGGATCGCGTGCAGCATCTCATTTGTCGCCGAAACGCAGTTTGGTCCGAGGCCGTTTAGGCTGCCGGCCAACATCGACGGGGTCGAATTGGTTTTGAAAAAGCAGTTCCAGCGAGGGAAGATCACTCGCAAGCTGGCGTGTCGAGAGCAGGCCGCCCGGGTAGCCTGGAGGATTTTATTCGATTGGATCAAGTCGCAGCTCGCGATCATCGAAGCCGGTCTCGTCACGCTCGATCAGGCGATGCTTCCCTACCTTCTGGGAAATGACGATCGGACCTTTTACGAGGTAATGGTCGCTCAGAGGCTGGCGCTTTCGGCTCCGAGAAAGGATCCGTGATCGGATGTGTTCGGCGTTTTGGGAGTTCCAATCATGGCAGGGAAGGCTACGCTAGCAGGCGGCGATCCGGAGCCGATTGATCCGGCCTTCGTTGACGTCATGAAGGTCGTTGCACGCGCCCTGGATATGGCTTTCAACGGCAGCTCGGGCGTGCGGAAGAATGGCTTTGTCCTCTTTAGTTTTCCGTTCGAAGGCACGTCGGCGAATAGGGTGAACTACATCTCGAACGCCCGGCGCGAGGATATGATCTTGATGGTCAAGGAATGGCTCCGGCGCGTGGAAGAGGAGGTTGGCGGCAATGTCGAAGGCGACACATAATCCGCTTTACTCGCGGTGTGGCGAGTGCTTGGGTACGGGGGAGGCGCCTGTGGATGCGGGGATTCACGAAGCGCTGCCGGAGAACAGCGTCAAGGTCGCGAGGCGCGTGCGTGCCACGCCAAGGATCTGCCCTGGCTGTTCGGGGCGCGGCTTCACTCAGACGCCCATCAGCGATCAATGGGTCAAGCGCCTGGTCGAAGAGCACAACGAAGCGCTCGAGGTCGCCCAGGAGCTGGTCGACGCGTTTGCGACGTCTGACCTTGGCGACGGTCCGGCTTACCTTTCCGATCCCGTGTTGCTCAAGCTGAACATGCAGTTTGAGCGGGTGCTCGATCGAGCTCGAGCAGCCGGCCGGCGGCCGGCGGAGCGGGGGAGGCTGGCGTGATCGCGATTCAGCGGATAGTCAACGCGTCGATCCATGTTGGTGTGAGGTGCGACTCGTGTGGCTTCGTGCAGCTTTTCGATTTCCGGGGGGACGCGCTCACTTGGACGCAGCTTCGTGTAGTCGCCAACCGCTCCGTTCATCGCTCGCTTGGTTGCGGCTGGGGGAGGTTTCGAGACCCGCTGACCGATCGTGCGACGGAGCTGTGCCCTGCGTGTGTCGAGGAGTTGAAGGCGGCAGGTTATTAGCGAGGGGCCTTTGGCTGGCGCAGCTTCCCCGCAGCGGCCGACCAGACCGCGACGGTGCCGGCGTTGAACCGCGGCACGTCGAGCGCGCGGCGCCAATGGGGCCGCTAGTCAATGGGGCCGGTAGATTAATTTTTTGGCCGAGCTGGAAAAAGGCTTTTAGCTGTCCGCCCAAAGCGCCGATAGCGCTCGACAGGTAAGGAGGCAATCCATGGCCAAAACAGGCAAGCCACCGTTTGCTGTCACGGGGGACTCGGCCGCGATCGCGGCGACGGGTTCGACCGGCCCGGCCGTCGTCTCGCCAAGGAAAGAGCGAGGCAAGAAGCTCGAGCCGGGGCGAAAGCTGACTTTGCATTTACCCTTGGAGCTGGATTTCAGGCTCGATAACCTGGCGCTTTTCCTGCGGATGCACAAGTCTGGCTTTGCTCTTAAGCTGCTCGAGCAGGGTTGTCGCTCGTATGGAGCGGACAAAAACCTCAAAAAAGTTTTCGCTGAAATCAGCGGTCAAGCTGGTGAAACTGTGAATGAGTCTGCGGCTTAACCTTTGCCGGTCGGGCAAATGGGTCTGACGGCACCCCCTGCCCCGATCCGGAGTAGGGGAGGGGCCTCGAAAATGGCGACCGCGTGGGTTCTTGAGCAGCTCGGCCCCGCGGCTCGCACACAACGCAGCGCGAAGGCGGTCCCCGGCGGCCTGGTACCCACCAGTTCGCGGTTGGCGAGTCTTGACCAGATGCTCGAGCCATCGAGCCTCGTTGCCAGTCGTGAGCTACCAGGCCGCCGGTTATTGGCTGGGACTCTACGGTGAATCTGGGCCGGTTTTGATGCGACGGTGGAAGTCAAATTTCACTTCCATCGGGCCGGTTCGTTTCAGTCCGGGATAAAGATCGCCACGTACCATCGCGGGTCGCGAGCTTTAACACCTGAACCGGGGTCGGCGAAATATGCTTATTCATCTCTGGCACTACACGACGCCTGCCAACGTCAAGTTGATCCGTTCTCAGGGGTTCTCGTCGCCTCGGGAGTTGAACAGGCCGGGATCTTATTTCTGTTTGGCGGGCGAGCCGTTCTTTCGTGGAAACCTGGACGGACTCGTTGAGGTCTGGCTGAACATCGACGATTGCGAGCTACGCTCGTTTGCGTTTAGCCAGCGGCACGGCGGCCGTTTGATTCCGATGTTTTGCATACCGACGTCTCGCATTGAGGAATGTGCGGTTAGGTGGTGTTTCCATTATGACCTTCGTGCCGTTCCTCTCGACCATTTGCGCTCGGTCCCATGGTTGTAATACCTCAGTCATCGCCCGCTGCGAGTCTTTCGACTGCGGCTCTCAGGTCATCTTCACCTGGCTCGACGTAGCGCCGGGTTGTCTCGATCGATTCGTGGCCGGCGAGCGCGGCGATCTCTTCTAGGCGTACTCCGGCCTCGGCCAGGCGGCGGCAGAATGTGTGTCGGAGCACGTGCGGGCTGAAGCCTTCGAGCTTGGCCTTTTCGCCGTAGCTCGTCACGATCCGCCAGAGGGCGTTGGCGGTCAGTCCGCCTTCTCGACCGCGAAAGACGGGTAGGTCACGGCCGATGCGGGTTTGGCCGGTGTTGACGTTGCCGCTGAGATCGAGCAGCGCGTTGCGGGCCTCGACGTTCAGTGGGATTGTCCGTTGCTTGCGGCCTTTGCCGATTATGGTGATCGAGCCTTTGCGCGGTGACAGCTCGAGCGAACTCCATCTCGTTGACTCGGCTTCGGCGATTCGAAGGCCGGCGTGTAGCATCAGCTTGATCAGCGCGATGTCGCGGCGATCGGCCGATCGTTCGACGATGCGCACCAGGGCGAGTTGCTCGCGGCGCGATAGCCATCGTGGCCGTGGCGTCTCTTGCCGCACCGTCCTGGGCCCGGCCACCGTCTGGCACCATTCCTGGGTCGCGCCGAACCGGATGAGGCTCTGGATGGCGGCCAGGCGTCGGTTGATCGTCTGGGGCGCCTGCTTTGCCTCGGTCATTGATCCTTTCCAGGCGCGTAGCTCGGCGGCGCTCACCAGGTCGAGCGCGGGCGTTTCTTGATAAGTCGAGACGTACCAGCTCTGGAAAAGCATCAGGTCGGACTGGTAGGCGCGGATGGTGTTTGGCGATTTCTCCGCCTCGGTCAGATGGATTGTGAACAGCTCGACCGCATTGGACCAGGTAGCAGGCCTGATGGGTGTTGTCGGCGTCTTGGTCATCTCATTATCCTTGCGTAATTATCTTGCGAGTTTTTTGGGTGTTAATCTGGGTAAAGCGCCGCCTCTAAGCCCCTTTTGGGTCAATTCTAGCATGGTAATGAGGATTATCTTGCATTCCCCTCGAGAACGCCGGTACCAGGCCGAGAGCGAAGGGTGCTATCGGTTGGCGCGTTTGTAGGGGCGGCCGAGCGGCGCGGAATATCGCTTCAAGGGAATTTTCGTAGCTGGCGTAAGTCGATGCGGCACAATTCCGCGGAGGGGGTCGTTGCGCGCCTCGCGCCGATGGGTGCATTAACGATTCCCGTAAATCCCCGTATATTTATAGATAGACAACAAGGGGGTGAGCATGACGGGGCACGTCTCGCTCTGGTCGCTGTCGCGAGAACTCGGAACGTATGTAGAGCTTCTTGCCGGACTGTGCGTGTTCCACGACATTGAGATGGTCGATGGCGTTCGCGGCCGGATGGTAAAAGAGTCGGACAGGCAGCTAGTCGCTGACCTGCTGTATGCGTGGAGGTCCCGCCCAAAGCTCAGTTATTTGTCTGGTAAGGCGCCTGCACGTCGGCGTTCCGCAACGCGAAAATCGAGACGGCCGAAGTGGGCCTCCAAACAACTCAGTGAGATCGTCACCGCGTGAGTGAAGTGTACCCCGACAGTTTTGTCGATCTGGCCCTCGGGCTTTTGGGCCTCATCGCGGTCGTGTTCTCGGTTTTGATCGCAGTACAGTCACGCGGCGATCGGCGTAAGCCGTTGCCGCGCGTCGAGGAGTTGGATCGGCGATGAGTTCCCCTAGTGGATCACAATTGACTCTGGCGGGAGCGGCGGTGGCGCTTGCCGAACCGATCGAGCGTGCCATCAATATGGTCGCCGGGATCCACGCCGAAGATCTCAAGTGGGCGCTTTCGATGGTTGGCGGTTTGTCGATCGGAGCAACGGGCCTGTATCTCCACCTGGCGGAGCGCCGCGAGCGGTCACGACTCAGGTTGGAGCGACTCGAAGATGATGCGCGGCGAGCTCGAGATGCGGCCGATGCCGATGCGCGGCGGAAGCAAGAGTATCTCGAGCTCGAGCAGCGTATCAGGCTCCAGGAGCTGGCTTCGCATGCTGATGCGAACGTCAGCCGGAAAGACACGAGCCCAGATAGGCAGGCGGGCGGTTTGCGGTCTGGCGCATTGGAAGATAGTCGATGAACACTCTTGAGCATATTGGTCTGATGCTTTTTGCCATCGAGCAAATTTTGGGGTTTGTTATGGCCGCGACTTTGATCTTGGTCTGGTTTTTTTTCGTACTCAAGTCCAGGTGAAGCCCTCCGCCGGCTGCGTCGCGGAATCCCTCGGCCGCGGCGTGGCCGGTGCGAGTGTAGTCGACGCACAGGTTTGTTTTCTCCCGTCGCCGGTGCTGACAATATGGATTCGTTTGCACGGGTCAAATTCCGGGGATTTCTTTGATGCCGCAACGCGTATCCTCTTTCAGGTCGCCTCACTCTCCGACGCTAGCTCAGATGCGACGGGATTACGATCGCGGCAGGCGCGATGAGGTGGCGAAGGCGTTCTATAACAGCCGCGCCTGGAAGTCGATTCGGCAGGTGAAGCTCTCGTCGACGCCGCTCTGTGAGCCATGTCAAGAGCTCAACGTCTTACGGCCAGCAACCACGGTGCACCACATCAAGCCGGCCAGAGACTTCCCTGAATTGCGGCTATCGATCGACAATCTGGAATCAAACTGCGAGTCATGCCATTCCAGCCATCATGCCAGGGAACGATAGATGGACCCAATGAAGATTTACGGATACCCGGTCAGTTTTATTAATGGGCCGCCTATGCCGTGCGAGATCAAGCAGGTGGCGGGGTTGCCTATCGACGGTTGTGAGTTCACTCCCGCCAAGTATTCGTTGAAGGATCTGGCGCCGTCGTTCGAGATCGAGTTCGGGTTCCCAGCCGCCGCGCGTGCGTACCAGGAAGCATTGCTTGCCCACTGTCAAGTCGACTGGAAATCACGATTGCTGGATGCGTTGCTTGGCGACTGTCCGTATTGCGGTGGTAGTCATCAGACTGCTGATGGTCTGCGGTTCTGCCAATCAATGAATGTATCGTAGGTGTATGGCATGGCTAAGCTCTTTAGCCCACTTCGATTGAGCGAGGTTATGGCGGATTCAAGAGTCACCATTAACGTGACGCTCCACGAGGACTGGCGTTGGCGTATCGGCTTTTGGCTCGTGCGGATGGGCCTTCGCGTCATGGGCGCGAAGCTCGATGTAGTCGCGAGCCCCGACCCCGAGTAGTCGCGAGCCCCGACCCCGACCGTTGAATTGCGCCAGACTCGAATTTTTCGCGCAAATTGGCCGGGGGGGAGTGTTTTTGCAAAAACGAATTTTCTCCAGACCGCAGACGGAAGCGCGCGCTTTTTCGTGCAAAATTGAAGGTCCGCGTTACCAGAGGAAGTCCGCTTTGATCTTCCGCATGGCGAGTAGCTTCTTCGCTGCTCGGTCCCGGATTACCAGGTAGGGGTTTTCGATTGGGTTCCCGGTGCGGGGGTGTTGGACAACGATCCCGTACTGGGTGATGTTGGCCGACGCCTCACGCTGATGTTTGCTGGTCCGGTCTGGCTCAGGCAGTGAAAAATCGCATCGATCATCGACCACTGCCCGCGCGTCACCGCGAAAAGGCTCATGCCTGCCTCGACAGTTCCGATCGCCTCGGCCGCCGAACGGAAAGACTCAACGATTCGTTTGCGTCTCATCGGATTCTCCTTAGTAACTCTTAGATAATTTTATGCGTTTGCGAGTGGAAGTGTAGCGTGCGAGGCCGAAAACCAAAGCCGACGGCACTCAAAATTCTCGCCGGCGATCAGCCGTGCCGGATCAACACCAGGGAACCAATCATCCCCGGCGCAGGTGCGCCCGACCCGCCCGCATGGCTCGGTAATTTCGGCGTTGATATCTGGAAGCGTCTGGCTCCCGTTCTCGCGTCTGCTGGCCTTCTGAGCCTCGGCGACGTCCCCGCGTTCGAGCAGCTCTGCGACGAATACGACACGATCCGTCGCGACCCGCTCAACTCCGCCGCCAGAGACAGGTATCGGCGTTTGCTTGTGGAGTTTGGACTCACGCCTTCCTCACGGTCGCGAATCAAATCAACCGTTGAGCCGCCGAAGGATAAGATGGCGGAGTTCCTCGCGAAGCAAGCTGGTCGGAAAGCGTGAAGAAAACCCCGCAGAACTGGATCCGCAACCCCTCCGACGAACAAGCCCTCGCCGAGGGCTGCTACTTCGACACGTCCAAAGGGGAATTCGTCTGTGAATTCATCGAATCATTCTGCCGGCAGAGTAAGGGGCGCTGGGCTGGCGAGCCTCTTGGGTTGCTTCCTTGGCAGCGTGATTTCCTTATGCGTCTCTTCGGTTGGCGGAAACGTGACGGCAAGCGGCGGTTCAAGGTCGCATATCTGGAGGTGGCCAAGAAAAACGGTAAGAGCACGCTGGTATCGACACTCTGCCTCTATCTCCTGCTGGCCGATGGTGAGGGAGCTCCCGAGGTTTACCTCAACGCGGTCGACCGCGAGCAAGCCAGTATCGTGTTCGACGAATGTGCTCGAATGGTACAGGCTTCATCCGATCTGGCATCTCGCCTTGAAGTCGTAAAGTCCAAGGGTCGCATCATCGATCCAGTGGGCAACGGTAAGATCCAAAAAAACTCGGCCGACGCCCCGAGCAAAGACGGCGTCAGCGGCAGCGGCATCATCTTCGACGAAATTCACCGCTTCAAGTCCCGCGAGTTGTGGGACGTCTTCAAATACGCCGGCCTCTCGAGAGAGCAACCGCTCAAGATCATCATCACAACGGCAGGGGAGGAAGAGGAAGGCGTCTGGTACGAGCTGAGAACACATGCCGAATCGGTCAACAATGGCACCCGTCCTGATACCGAATTTTTGGGCGTGGTCTATCGTGCCGATCCCGATGACGATATCGAATCACCGGCGACCTGGGCGAAGGCGAATCCAAGCTTGGGAGTGACGCTCACCGAGGCCGATTTCAAGCAGGATCTCGAAAACGCCAAGATCAGCCCGGCCGAGATGGGCAACTTCCTTCGGCTGCGTCTTAACATCGTCAGTCGCGCGGAATCAGACTTCCTTGATCTCGCTCAGTGGGACGCCTGCGCCGCACCGTTCGTCGCCCCGCCTAAATCGCCTTGCTGGATGGGATTGGACCTCTCGGAAAACGAAGATCTCACCGCCCTTGCCAATGTGATCGAGCTGGAAGATGGAATCATCGGCATCAAAATGCACTTCTGGCTCCCGAAAGAGAACATCGTCGACCTCGAGCGAAGGCATCAGCAGCCATATCGCATGTGGGCCGCGATGGGTTTGATCACTTTGACCCCTGGAAACGTAATCGATTTTGCATTTGTGAGAGCCCAAATCAACGCAGTTGCCGGTCAGTTCGACGTCAGAAAAGTTCTTATCGATCCCTACAGGGCCGCCAAACTCGCGATCGAGCTCAAAGAGCAAGACGGTTTGCCGGTCGAGACGATCCGCCAAGGCTTCCTTTCACTGTCGGATCCGACGAAAGAGCTCCATCGCCTCGTTCTCGGCCAAAAGCTACGGCATGGTGGCAATCCAATCCTTCGATGGCACGCCGGTAACGCCACGGCCGAGGCCGACGCCGCCGGAAACATCAAACTGAGCAAGCGCAGGTCAAAAAAGAAAATCGACGGCATGGCGGCGCTGGTCAACGCCGTCGCCGGCTACTCGGCCGGTTCTCCAGACGATGGACCCAGTGTCTACGAATCCAGAGGCCTTTTGAGCCTCAGTTTCTGAATCGAAAGGGCCTCTGAATGGCAACGACAGGCGTCAATTTTGTGGAGATCGTTAGCGCCGGCAACGGTCTTCTGTTCGGCACGGCCGTCACCTCGACTCCGTTCGTGGCGGCATACAACCCGGTGCAAGCTCTCGAGGCCGTCAACGCCACACCCAGCAATCTGGCGATCACAGCCGAGAACGCAATCCCCCTTGATCGCGTTACCTTCGATCTCTCGCTCCTGGCGACGCCAACCGTCGGAGCGACGTACCCGACTTTCGGTAAGTACGTTGGCAACTTCGCAAAGAATGGTTGTGCCTTGATCGTGCTCAGTGGTAGCACGGCCGTCACGATCGACCTCACGAACCTTGGTGGTTTCACCGGCGTAACGTCTCAGGCTGGCGATACGACTCTCGCCACCATCAATTGTGCGATCTTCAATAACGTCGGCACCCAGGCAGTCACCATCGCTCCTGGCGCCAGTAACCCTGCTCCCTTCCCGGCGTTTACCGGCACTTCGCCCACGCTCAGCGTGCCGGCCGGTGGAGTCGTCGCGCTGTACTGGCCCACCGGTGGCACCGTCAGCAGCTCGGCCAAGACGATCACAGTCACCCCCACGTCCGGCGGTACGCTCGCTTTTGCCTACGGCGGCGCTTGATCGGTCGTAGCAGGCGATTCCGTCTCAGATCCGCGCTCACTTCTTCGCTTATGCACCTTTGATCAACCCGATCTCGACAATCCGAGACTGGACCACGCGGCGCCAGGGATTCCCCGGAATTCCTGGCCCGCAAAGCCAGTCCCGCGCGCTTGGCTACTCGGGATCGGGCGGCTACGTCCCGGCCGCTCCGGTGTTGTCGGGCACGTTCGTGACGCCGGAGACAGCGCTCGGATTGGCCGCTGTCTTTAGCGCCATCAACGTGATTGCTCGCGACGTCGCCGCAATGCCGACCAACGTCTTTCGGGTCTACCCCGATGGCGGCCGTGAGATTGAGACTATCGGCGAGCTGGGCGCGATCAACGACTTGTTGGCCTTCCAGCCCAACGACGATATGAACGCGTACCGATGGTCGAGGGATGGCATGGGCCACGTCCTCGGCCGGGGAAATCAGTATTCGGAGATCGTCCGCAAGCGCGGTTTTGTCCAGACGATCGAGATGCTTCATCCGGTCAAGACGGTCCCCAAGCGGACGACGGTCGACGACGGCGGAACGGTAGGACGGCTTTATTACGAGCTGGATAACAAGAAGCGACTCGCGCCGGAAGACGTGGTTCACTTCGCGGGTCTCGGATTTGACGGAATTATCGGCTACAGCCCGCTCACTCTCATGCGGCAGTCGATCGGCCTGGCCATGGGTGCCGAGCAATTCGGCGCGGCCTTTTTCGGCAACGGGGCGGTGGCCCACGGCTGGCTAAAGACGCCGAAGAAGCTGAGCGAGGCCGCGGTAAACAACCTCCGCAAAACCTTCAATCAAATCCACCAGGGAAGTCAATCCGCCCACCAGATTGGGATTCTGGAAGAGGGCATGGACTGGGTCCAAAACCAGATCAGCCCCGAAGATTCCCAGTTCGTCGCCACGCGGGAATTTCAGGTCAAGGACATCGCGCGGATCTTCTCCGTCCCGCCTCACAAGATCGGAGACTACAGCGAGTCGCACCTCGCGAGCGTCGAAGAGGCCAACATCGACTACGTGGCCATGACCATCATGGGCTGGGTGGTAATGAGAGAGTTCGAGCTCAACACCAAACTCCTGACGAGAGATCAGCGCAAGACTCACCAGATCATCACCGATATGTCCGCGCTCTTGCGCGGAAATATCCAGGCGCAGATGCTCCGGATTCAGACGCTCCGCAACGTCGGTGCGTGGAGCGCAGACGACATCAGGCGCGACCAGGGCTTCAATCCCCTCGGTCCCAAGCTCGGCGGTGACAAGTACCTCGTGCAGTCTCAATACATCCCTCTCGACCAGGTCGGCAACGCGCCATCACCGCCTCCGAAACAACCCGCGCCCGAGCAAAAGGGCGCGTTCCCCGGTCTCGATCACCGGCTCAACGGTTTCATTCACGTGAACGGACACGCTCAATGACAGCCTTCCCCGGCGTGCTCGACGCGCTCAACGCTCTCATCCCCTCGGAAGTAACGCTTCATGAGGCTGCGCATGGGTGGGAATACGTTTTCGCGTTCCACAAGGTCAAGCGTCTGAGGAAGTTTTTCCGATGGCAACTTCGCGCGTCGCACAGGCGCCGTGCGTATCTCGAGAAACGAATCATCCGGCTCGGTGGCACGATCCGGATCAGCATGACGCCGGCCACGATCGACCCGGCCGGCGACGTCGGAGAAGTCGTCGCCGACTCCACGCGTTTTTTCGTTTCACTCCTCGACGGTTATCGCGCCGCGTGGAACGCAATCCACACCGCCGGCGACATCACAACGGCCAGTGAAGTCGCCGAAATGGAGCGGTGCATTGAACGCGCGATCTTCGAGCTCGAGGCCTTCGCCGTGCAGATCGAAAACGTCGGCCTCGCTCCCTGGATCCAGTCGCAGCTTTGAGGTTTTGCTCCCATGAATATCCATAGCTATCTCGTACGCAAGAACCGGGGAGAAGATCGCACCGTCAGGGAGTTCCGCGCTTTCCCAGCCCGCGTTTCCGCCGCCGTGGGCGATGGCATCCGGCCCGAGCGTCGAATCCTTGACTCGAAGCTCGAGCTCCGCGCGTCGAAGAGCGGAAAAGGTCCGGGCCTGATGGTCGGCTATGCCGCCAAGTTCGACAAGCTCTCTCAGGATCTGGGCGGATTTTACGAGAAACTAGCGATCGGTTGCTTCGACGACGTGATGGGAGACGACACGTGTTGCCTCCGCAATCACGAAGACGACAACCTCTTGGGCCGCACAGTCTCAGGCACTCTCACGTTGAGCCTCGACAAGGTCGGCCTTATGTACGAGTGCGAGCTGCCCGACACAACGACGGGCCGCGACACGGCCGAGCTGGTCGGCCGCGGCGACATGCGTGGTTCATCGTTCCAATTCCGGATTGCGGTCGACGGCGCCGACTGGGATTTCGACGGCGACTCACCGCTCCGCACGATCACCCGGGTCAGTCGTCTCTACGACGTGGCTCCTGTGACAAACCCCGCCTACCTCGACACCGAGGTCGACATGCGGGACTTCCAAAAAGCGCTCGAGGCCAGAGACGCACTGAAGGCGGAACAAGTCCTCCGATCACTGTCACTGGCCAGAGCTCGCCTGCGGCTAGCCGAGGCTCCATTATTCTAGGGAGATCACCGTGGCACTCACGGAAAAGCTCAGCGAGCTGATGCAGCAACGCCAGAAACTGCATGATCGGGCTCGCGAAATGTTCGAGCGGTGCGAGACCGAAAAACGCGCCATGACGAAGGACGAAGAGGTCGAGCACCTTCGTCTTTGTGGCACCGCCAAAGACCAGGGGGGCGAGATCTTCGAGCTCGACAAACGCATTGCCCAGATCAATCGCTTGAACGCGCTCGATCGCATCGGCGACGACGAGCGCAGTGGTAAAGAGCCGTTCAGCCCGAGCGGCCGGCTCTCCAATCCGCTGCCGCACGAAGATCCCACCAACACGCGCAACGGTCGGCATCAGTTCCGCATGATGCGTGCCGCGCAGGGCTTTCTCCCCGGCGGCCAGGGTCTCACTGGCCTCGAGAAAGAAGTCAGCGAAGAGATCAGCGCACGCACGGGAATCCCGTCCAACTGGGGTGGCTTCAAAATTCCCTACTACACTCGGACGCACACCTGGGAAAGCAGGGAGAAGCTCAAGCGAGCCTTGGACTCCAACGCTGGCGCGGGCTCCATCCCCACGATTCTAGAAGCTGACTGGATCGAGCTCCTGCGTAACCGCATGGTCCTGATGGCGGCCGGCGCCCGCGAGGTTCTCGACCTCAAGGGTAAGTTCGCGATCCCGCGCCAGAACGCAGCCGCGACGGCCTACTGGGTCGCCGAGTCTGCCGCGCCCACCGGAACGAACCAGACCCTCGACCAGGTGCTCTTCACGCCGCACACGATCGGGGCCTATACCGACCTCAGCCGTCGTTTCTTCGAATTGACGATGCTCGATTCCGGCGAGGCGTTCGCCAAAGAGGATCTCACCGCAATCCTCGGTCGTGGCGCAGATCTGGCTGGGCTCAACGGTCCGGGCAACTCGTTCGTGCCGTTGGGAATTCTCCAGAACACGGGCATCACGTCGACCCGCACCGTGAGCAACGGCACCAACGGCGGCGCTCCGACCTGGCCCGCGGTGGTTGAGCTCCAGACGATCGTCGCCCGCGGCAACGCGGCGGACCTGGGTCCAGGCGCGTACATCGGCAACGCGGACATTGAGGGGACCTTGGCCACGACCTTGAAGGTCGGCACCACGTATCCCGTTTACCTGCTTGACGACGACGGCCGGCTGTACCGTAAGCCGCTGTTGACCACCATGCAGTTGCCCAACAACTTCACGAAGGGCAGTGGTACGGGCCTTAGTCCGCTGATTTACGGGATCTGGAATCAGCTCATCATGGCCTACTGGTCGGGCATCGACATCCTGGTCGATCCCTATACCGGCAGCAACACGGGTACCGTCCGCATCGTTGCATTGCTCGACATGGATATTCAGGTCAGGCACAACGAAGCGTTCAGCGTGATGGTGGACGTCCTCACCGATCAGTCGCAGTGATAGTCAGAGCGGGCGGCCAGTTTGGCCGCCCGCATTTCGGAGGTCGGACTTTCCAGCCAGACATCCTCATCCTGTCGGCGCGGATCGAGTTCACCGCGAGCAGGCCAACCCAGGAGCAAAGCAGTGGATCAGAAAATGCACGTGCGAGTCCGCAAGGACCTGAAACCCGCCGACGGAAATCGTCGGTACATTCCCGGCGTCCTGATCGGGAACCGAACCTACACCCCGGCCGACGGTCCGATCGAGCTCGATCGCAAGGTAGCCGAGCGACTGATCAAAGAGGGTACCGTCGAAGCGGTCACTCAGCTCCCTCCGGCCCCGGCCCAGCGGGCCATGGCTCCGAAGGCCGACGCTCAGCGCCGCTGATTGCTTTCATTGCCGCGTAGAACGCTTCCTTTCGTTCGGTCGCATCGCTTTCTCTGGCCTCAGCGTACCTAGTGAACTCTTGGTGTTTGCCACACCAGTCGCTGATTTGTGTGATCGGCCACATAGCCTCGCGATCGATATTCCCCAAATGCTCGATCGATCTCGGCGTGGCTTTGGGCGAGTCTTGGCGGCAGCGGCCCTCAAGCAACACCGGAAATTTCTCCCAGTAATGGCACGACGCGCACATCGGTTTTCGCGTCAAAATAGCTTCGTGGGACATCCTTGAGACTCCAATTAATAACCCCTCCCGTCTTCAACATGACGGGCATTCTGAGCGCCAACCAGACGACGGTCTCCGGTTTGGCCGTGGTAGGCGCCGCCCCCTTTGGGTCGATGGTCTACGTGCCTTTCGTCGGCCAACCGGTCTCCGGCACCGGCATCTCGACGGGCACTGTCGTCCAGTCGGTCACCGACCCTACCGACATCGTTCTATCACAGGCAGCCACGGTCAGTGGATCCCAAACGCTTACATTCGGGGTCGAGCCAGTCTCGTTGGCCGAGGCGTTGCAGCACTGTCGTTTCGAGATCCCCTCGACGGACCCAGCCTATGCAGCCGAGACAGCGTTTATTGCGAGTCTTATCACGTCTGCTCGCCGGCTGGCCGAGACGCGACTCCGCCAGGCGCTTATCACTCAGACGTGGACGCTCTACCTCGATTCGTTTCCATCGGCGGGAGGTTATTACAACCGGGCGATCCGCGAGATATGGCCATCGCTTGGAGGTCTTCCTAGTGGACTGGGATTTTACCCCGGTCTCGTGCCAAACAGCACGGGCGTGATCGACATCCCGCTCCCCCCGCTTCAGCAGATCGTCGAGATAGGCTACTACAACTTCCAGAACACGTTCACAACGGTTTCTCCGTCCGCTTACAACGTGAGCCTCGGCACGCCGGCCCGGATCCAGCCGCAATACAGCACGGTCTGGCCCATCAGTCGGCCGACGATCGACAGCGTTCAGATCACCTTCACCTGCGGGTATGGTCCGCTCGAGGTAAACGTCCCGACGAACGTGCAAACCGCCATCAAGTATGCCGTGTCGACCTGGTACGAAAACCGTCAATGGGTTGACGTCGGCGGCTATGCGACGGTCCCTGAAACCTTCGACACGCTTTTATCAATCGATGATCCGGGCATCTACGCATGAGACCCATCCGGATCGGCGAACATCGTCAGCGGGTAACGATCCAAAACCCGATGACGCCCGAAACGTCCGACACGTTTGCGCAGCCCACTGGCACTTACACGACGATCGGTACCTTCTGGGCTTTCGTAAAACCGCTCCAAGGTCACGAGCTGGTCGCCGCCAAGCAAGTGAAAGCGCAGGCCACGATTTCGATCCGGATCCGCTGGCAGGGCAGCTCAATCCCGATCACCCCGCTGAGCAGGATCATTTTCAACGGCCGGACGTTCGGCCTCTTCGACGTCAAGAACATCGAAGAACGCAATCGCAGTTATGAGATGGTCGCGTACGAAATCCAGCAAGGAACGTCGATCTGATGGCTGGCCTCATCACTTATACCGTCAACGATTCGGTCCTCGATTCGACCGGCTCTCCGCTGTCGGCCAGCCACATCTTGGTCGGCAGCGTGGTCCAGACGATCAACGAAAACCTGGCCGCGGGCGGCTCGCTAGTGCTTCAGAGCAATAGCTGGAATGCCCCCGGCAACGCCTCCGGCGACCTGGTCGGTTTCTTCTTTGTGTCGACGCAGCCGATCACGATTCAAACCAACGGCAATGGCGCGATCGGCGTCCAAACGATCACGATCGGCGGTACACCCACAGGCGGCACATTCGCTCTCGGCTATCAGGGTCAAATCACGACGCCCATCGCCTACAACGCGTCTGCCGCCACGGTACAGGCCGCGCTTCGAGCGCTGTCAACGATCGGGGGCACCAATGTCACATGCACGGGCGGTCCGCTGCCAGGTACCGCGATCACCTGCACGTTCTCCGGCTCGCTCGTCAATGCGACCGTTCCACTCATGACGTCGAACATCGGCGGTCTCACCGGAGGCACGCCGACGATCGCGATCGCCAATGCCTCGGGCACGCCTCAAGACGTGATCCAGCTCTCGGCAAACATCGATCTGAGTTGGGACTCAGCGCAGGGCATGGTGTGTCCGTTCCTGGGCGCCGTCACGAGCATGTACTTGACCAACGCGAACGCCTGCAACTTCCGCGGCAAGATCGTCACTTATTGATCCTTTATCGAGGCCAAGCATGTCGGTTGTAGCGGCGAGGATCTATCCCAATCGCTACGAGATGGCGGCCGATTCGATCGTTGTCCTGGGCGCGAGCCAGCGCCGCGATACCGGGTTCGCCAAGCTCCACGCGATTGATGGTCTCATCGTGGGCGCGGTCGGCTCTTGCGATGAAAGTAGCCTCTTCTCGCTCTTCCTGAAGACGCGCAGCCCGATTCCAAACGAGGAATCGATCGTCGAGCACATCGCCGAGTTCAGTCGCTGGAAAAAAGAACGGACCGACTCCCGATCGATCGAGAATTCCTATTTGCTCGGCTTCGAGTCAGGCGTCTTTTCCGTGTGTGGTTTCCTTGTTCAGCGCGTGACCAATTTCATAGCCATCGGCGCGGGCGCGGACTTCGCGACGGCCGCGCTCCATCTGGGCCACCCCCCGCGCCTGGCCGTCGAGACTGCCGTCCAGCTCAGCACGCTCTGCGAGGGCCCAGTAGTCACGATCACCAGAGATATGTTCGGCATCCAAACTTAGGTCGGGCTTTCCAGCCCGACGTCTTCAGTGCCCGTAACCAATGGCATCGATCAAGGGCCGTATCGACATCAAAGGCCTCGCGGCCGTCAAGCGAGCCTTCATCGAGCTCGAGCCCAAGCTAGCGCGCAAAGTCATCCGCCAGGCCGAGCGAAAAGCACTCGAACCAATCAAGCAATCCGTGCAGGCATCAGCCCCCGTTCATTCAGGCAAGCTCAAGAAATCGATCCGTATTCGCTCCGCCAAAGGCCCGCGCAAGTCAGGCCGCAAGACGATCGCGACCGCGCTCCTTATCGGTGCCAGCGGCAGAAAAGGCGACAAGGAAAAAGGCATTGTCCGGCCCTGGTGGGCGTTCCTGATCGAGTTCGGCTGGAAGGTCGGCAAGCGGATCCGCCGCGGTGGTAAGACCGTCGGCCGAGAGGGCAGTGGTCGCAAGATCCAGGGCAAGCACCTCGTACGAACGGCCATGCGTTCGCACGAATCAGCATCACTCGAAATCATGCGGTCCGAGATCCTCGCGGGAATCGAACGCGAAGCGAAATCATAAAGAGACTCACTCATGTCAAGCTCGTTTGCCGTCGCTAGAGATGCCGTCCGCACCACGGTCGGCACGTACGTCCCGGGGTCGGGCTCGATGACCGTCGCCAGCGTCTCGGGCTTCCCCACGCCCTCGACGACTGCGCCGATCTTGATCACAGCCGCGACGCTCGCCAGCTACGGAACCTACCCCGAGACCTTCGCCACCTACAGCGTGACGGGCGTCTCGGGAAACACGTTCACTGGCCTCAGCTTGATCAGCGGTACCGACTATGCGTTCCAGGTCGGCGACATTGTTGAGATGCGCACCAACGCCAAGCACATCAACGACCTGGAGTCGGCCGTCCAGGCGATCCAGCAAAACACCCCCAACACGGTCGCCGGCTACAACAGCGCGGGCACTTTGGCCACGATCACGGTCGGTAGCAACCTCGCGCTCACCAGCGGAGTCCTCACCGCCACCGGACCGGGCACCGTCACGAGCGTCGCGACCGGTAACGGCCTTTCCGGAGGCCCGGTAATGACCACCGGCACGATCTCGATGGCCGCTGCGACTGCCAATAGCCTCGCCGGCTACAACAGCGCTGGCGCGTTTTCGACCGTAACAGTCGGCACGAACCTGACGCTCTCAGGAGGCACCCTCAGTTCCACGGGTGGGGGCACTCCGGGCGGTACCAGCGGCCAGATCCAGTACGACAACGGCGGCGCCTTCGGAGGCTTCACAGCCACGGGCGATGCTTCGATCAATACCAGCACGGGCGCGGTGACGGTCACAAAAACAAACGGAACATCCTTCGCCACTTCCGCAACGACCGACACCACAAACGCCTCGAACATCACCAGCGGCAATCTCCCCGCCGCTCAGCTCCCCACGATCGCAACCCATTACCTCCTGGCCAACACGACCAGTGGCACCGCCGCTCCCGCCGGCGTCACGCTCACTTCGCTCATCGACGCGGCCATCGACAACACGGAAGGTGACTTGCTTTATCGCGGCGCCTCGAGCTGGACGAATCTCGCGCCAGGCAGCACGGTCGGCGCGTTGCTGCTCACTGGCGGAACCGGCGCGGTTCCGGCGTGGTCAACCAACTTTGGGATGGATACCACGAATAACGTCCCTCTCTGGGGTTCGGTATCGGTACCGGCGACGACCGCTAACCGCATTTGGTACCAGTCCAGCGACCAGGGCACGTTTTCGATTGGCCGCGCTTCGGGTCAGGCCCGGATCGGCGGGTGCATTTACTCGTGTGGAATTTGTACGCCGGTCGGTAATACGACGAGTCTCACTTCGATCTTCGGCTCGCCGGCGGGCGTCAAGGGATCCCTTACGGTCCCCGCCAATACGTTGGCGGTCGGTAATGTGTTGCGCTGGGTCGTCTCGGGCATTGTCAGTTCGAGCTCATCAAGTCCGAACCTGTCGAGCTACGTGTATTTTAATGGCACTCAGATTCTCGCTAACCAATCCAGCGCCGCCTTCAGCTCTGCCCAGACGGCTGTGTTTTGGTACAACCTCGTCGGCTTCATGAACGTACAGGGAATCGGGTCCAGTGGTTCCATGGGCGGAATGTCGTGGATTGAGTGCGTTCTGTCTACCGGCGCTCAGGTTGGGACGACGGCTTGCCCAGGTACCACCGGTGCGCCCGTATCTTCAACCGCCGTCTCTACCGCCACCAGTGGCGCCTTCGACTTCAAGGTCCAGTGGTCGGCCGCCAGCACGAGCAATTCTTTCAACGTTCAGTCGTTCCAGCTCTTTCTGGAGAACTGATGGCTTTCTCTTTCCTCTCCAAGGTCTCCGGCCTGTCGACCGGCTACGCGTCGACCGCCTCGGTCTCGCCTCAATACACCACCGGAGCGGCCGCGCCCGTGGTCGACTCTAACGCATCGCTCGGCACTGTGTACGAGACGTCGACGCCCGGAACCTATATTTGCGAGGTCACGTATTCGGAGGTCATCCTTCCTCCGGGCACGTCGGGTGTCTTGCCCATCGTCCACTGGTCAGTCCATGGCACCGCCGTCGATGACTTCGCGCCGATTGCGCTCTTTACTCCCGTCGACGCTCTCTTGACCGCCGCGAGCTACATCCTTCAGACGGGCGTCGGTATCGACGCGTTTCCATTCTTTATGACCCTCTCTTCCGATCACTACAGTCCGGCAACCGGCCTCTCGATCACGGCCGCCAGGTCGCAAAACGGCGGCGGCTTTTTCCCGTGCGACAATGCCGCCACCGAAACCGGCAATGGCTGGTACCAGATCAACTTGAGCGACAACGACATGAACGCCCAAACGATCGCTCTCAACTTCGCCGGGCCGGCCTCCGACACGGCTCGATTCAATTTGGTGACCCAAGCTTGATTGTTCGACTCTCGAATTACCAGCTCGGCTCGCTCAATCTGGTCGGCACCGCCAACCGGCTCGGGCAGTTCGGCAATCTCGTGCTCAGGACCTATCCGCGGCTTGGCCCGCTCGAGACCAGCGCCGCGCGCACCGGTGCGGCGCTGTACAAGCCCGCGGACTTGCGCGTGCTTTCGCCCTCGGAGACCGGCGCCGGCAGAACGGGCCTGGCTCTCTATCGCAACGCCGGCTGGACAGTCTCCGTTCTGGCTCCCCTCGAAACCGGCGCGGTCCGCACGGGCGGTCCGCTGTACAAGAGCACGTATGTCGCACCGCTCACCATTCGCGAGGCCGTCGTCGCCTGGCTCCGGACACTCCCGTCACTCACGGCTCTTGTCGGCACGCGGATCTACTCGAGCGACCCCTCACAGATCTCGGTTTACCCGGCCGTCACAGTTAAGGTCAGTGATCGCACATACGTTTACAACCTCTACGGTTTCGCGGGCGCTTCTCTGATCACCGCCGAGATCACGGCCATATCGAACCGCGAAGCCACTTGCGTGGCGATCGCCGAAGTCGTCCGCGATAGTTTCCAGGGCTTCCGCGGAATGCAGTCAGGCAACGCGATTCTCCGCTGTTTCCTTGGCGACGAATCGGACGACACGGTCGAGCCGCCGGACGGGTCGGATCAGTGGATTTACCTCGTTGAAGTCGATTACGAAATCTTGCATCGCGTCTCTGCTCCCACCTCGGTCACTCAAGTCGACGTTTAGAAATAGCGCGCGGTAGGCAGTGGGCAGTAGGCACTTGCTTGCGGGTGTCGATTGGCCTCGAGCGGCCGTAAGGGGCGCTTACTGCCCACTGCCCACCGCACGCGGAAAGTACAGGTCGAAGCCATGGCCATCAATGTCGGGCAAGGCACAGTCTTAAAGGCCACCATCAGCTCCACACTCACGGTGATTGCGCAGGTCACCGAGATCGATGGCCCGGCCGTCGAGGTTGGCGCCAAGGAAACCACTAACCTGGCGTCGACCAGTAAGACCTACCGTGCGCAGCTCCCTGATTCCGGCACGGTCTCGTTCACGATCCAGTATGACCCGGCCAACACGACTCACACGCAGTTGACAGCCTGGGCCAACACGTGGCCGCAAACTTTGATTGTGTGGAACGTCCTTTTCAACACCACGGGCGGCTCGGACACGGCGGCTTTCTCGGCGTTTTTGACCAAGTTCAAACCGAAAGGCATGAACGAGGAAGACAACCTCGAGGCCGACGTCGAGCTCAAACTTTCGGGGCTAGTGACCTGGTCATGAGTTATCTAGACAAGAGCCAGATTCTCGGCATTGAGGATCTGAAGCGAGAGGAAGTCGAGATCCCCGAGTGGGGCGGTGTAGTCTCAATCCGTGCCATGACGGCAGGCGAGCGCGATGCGTTCGAGGCCCGCCAGATCAAAGATCCCTACAAGGACGTCCGCGCGCGTCTGGCCGTCGCCAGCGTGTGCAATGCATCGGGCGAGCTGCTCTTCACCGAGGCCGACGTCAACGCCGTGACCAACAAGAGCGCCAAGGCTCTCGATCGAATCTTCGCCGTCGCCACCAAGCTCAGCGGTCTCAGCAAGGCGGATGTGGACGAGCTAAAAAAAAACTCGTCGACAATCCTCTCCTCCGATTCGAGCACAAGTTAGCGCTCGCGCTGGGGATGAGCGTCCGCGAGCTGCGGCTGCGGATGGACAGCGAGGAGCTGTCTCGGTGGCTTGCCTACGACCAGCTCGACCAGGTCCCGGATCACGTTTTGATCGGCGGCCGAGTTGCATCGGTGGTGGCCAACGCCATGAGCGGTGGCCACCACCGGTATTGTCCCGAAGACTTCACCGGCCGGGTGAGGCCCAAGCCAAGAATCCTCAGCGGCGATGCGGGCAAAGCGTTGTTTCAAGGTGTGTCAGCCATGCAAGCCGCCAAAACGTAGGTCGGGCTTTCCAGCCCGACGTCTTCAGCGAAAACACCCATGGCAACTCTCGGTTGGCTGAAAGTCGGCGTAGCCGCCGACACCACCCAGTTCAGCAGCGACCTCAAAAGGGCCGCCGGCGAAACCCAGAAGTTCGGCGAGCAGCTCAAGCACCTCGCTGAAGCATACCTGGGCTTCGAAGCGCTCAAGCTCGGCGCCGAGAAAATCAAAGAGTACGTGGTGGGCTCCATCGAGGGAGTCAGCGCCACCAAGATCCTCGCTGAGCGCGTCGGCCTCTCGGCCGAGTCGTTTGGGCGGCTGTCTTACGCCGCCAAGCTCGCCCACGTCGACCAGGATCAATTCGCCGTCAGCCTCGAGCAAATGAGCAAACGCTTGGGCGAAGTGGCGATCGAGGGTTCCGGCCCGGCCGCCAATGCGCTCAAGCGATTCGGGCTAAACGCCGGCCAGCTCACGCGCATGGGTACAGAGGGTGCTTTCATGACGATCATGAAGGCCATGGAAGGGATCAAAAACCCGGCCGAGCGGGCATCGGTCGCAATGGATCTCTTTGGCAAGAGCGGCCAGGGCATGATCAACCTCGTCGCGCGCGGGACCGACGAGCTGAAGGGCCTGGGTGACGACGCCTCTCGGCTTGGCATCGCGCTCAGCGATATCGACACGGCCAAGGTCGAGGAAGCCGATCAGGCTTTCATCCGCCTCGAGGCCGCCGGCCAGGGCTTCGCCAATTTGATCGTCACCCAGCTCAGTCCGTTTATCACCGAGCTGATCGATCGCTATATCGAGTGGGGCTATCAGGGGACCAAGAGCGCGAGTTTCGTTTCGCAGGGCATGGACTGGGTAGTCACCGGCTTTGGGTATGCGGTCGATGCGGCCAACGTCTTCAAGGCGATCTTTCACGCGATCAACATGGCCATTGCCGAGATGGTCTCGTACTTCCTGGCCGGCATCGAGCACATGCTCGAGGGCATCGACTGGGTAGCGAAAAAGCTGGGCAAAGACTCCGACTTGGCGAGCTCGATGCGCGGCTGGTCGCAAGGTTTCGAGGACACCGCCGTCAAGGAGCTCGACGCGGCCCAGTCCGCCTGGGAAGCGATTGGCAAGGGGCATCAGACCGTCAGGACGTTGGTCGACGACATTCAGAAAGGCGCGCAAAACCGCGCCGCCACCGAGGTCGCCAAGTCCAACGTCTTCAACGCGCCCGGAGCTCTCAGCACGAGCAAGGAAGAAAAAACCACCTTCGGCGGTGCCTTCGAGCTGGGGTCGAAGGATGCCTACAGCGCAGCGGTCAAAGGCGTCATGGGCACATCCGAGCGCACCGACCAGCGGCAGATCGCCGCCAACACTGCCCGCACCGCTGGCGCGGGCGAGCGATCGGTGGCTTTCCTTCAGCAGATCGCTCAGGCCGCGGGCCGCGAGCCGAAAGCACTCACACCGCATGCCGCGGGCGCTTCGTAAGTTGGGGGAAGAGCAGTGTCGATCGTTAGCGTGAACGAAGACTTTGTGTCGCGTACCGGCGCGTGGACAGTCGACGAGGGTCGAAAGTACGTCCGCATCTTCCGCGTGCTCATGAGCTCGACGTACGACGGCCCCAACCTTGCCATTCAGGGCTGTGGCGTGAACCGAGGCGATCAGTACCAGCCCAATGGCAATGAGTTCGAGTTCGACAATAATGCGTATGCGCACACTCTCACGGCAACGCAGGAAGATGGGGACGGGCTTGGCTGGCTCGTCGTCGTGGAATATGGCCCTTACTCGTCGCTCTGGGCCGGCGGCGGCCCGACCCAAAACCCGCTCATGCAGCCGATCGATGTCGAGTGGGATTGGCGGACTCAAGAGATAGTCGCCGACATCGATGTGGATGGTAATCCTATCTTGAACACGGCGTTCGACCCCTTCGACCCGCCGCTCATGGAAGACGATCCCCGGCCTCTGCTGACCGTCGTGCGGAATGAGCCGACGTTTAATGTGGCGCAAGCGATTCAGTACCGCAATGCCGTCAACTCGGACGCGTTCGGAGGCTTCGACCCGCTCTTCGCCAGGTGTCTGCCGATCAAGTCGAAGAACCTCTTTCATCAAGACGTGGGCTGGTATTCGCAGACAACCTATCAGTTCGAGTTTCGGCCTGCTACTTCCGACAGCTCGGGCCAGAACGGCTATCGGCGCACCGTCCTCAATCAAGGGATGCGCGCCCTCTCGACAGTCACCGGAGTGAAATACCATCCTTCATATAAGGGCGTGACGATCACGGAGCCGATCCTCCTCAACCAAAGCGGGTACCAGATCGACAAAGGCGAGGACCCTTATTACTGCATTTTCCAGACGAAGCCCGAGCTCCCGTTTGCGGTCTTCGAGTTCGACCCCGATGCCATCAGCGGAGCTCGCTCGGGGTTCGTCGGCGGCTACGGCAGCCCCTACTACGGTGGCGGCTAACCACCTCACATGATCAGGCCCAGATACAGCCAGGCCGACGCCCCCGCCCGCGTCTCACGCGACTTTGTCCGTGAGGTCGCGCGCGAGGTGTTGCGCATGCAGCGAGAGGTCAACCCGCCCGGCACCGACCCCCGCGGTCGGGGCGTCCAGCTCGGCAAGGCGCCCGCTATGACCGTGTTCAAGGCTGTCGTCACAACCGCCATCACGGCGGCGACGTCCTCGTCCTACGGCAGCGGGTACGTGCAGCTCTATTACTCGTCGAGCCCCGACGCGACCGGCGGCAGTCCGGATCCAGACTGGACGTCCACCTCGACGCCTGTTCGCAACTGGTACCAGAACTCCGGGACCATCGCGGTCGGCACCAACTGCTATGTTGTCACAGCCGATTACGGCCTCTGGCTCCTCGGAGCCGATTGCTGATGGGCATCTTGGGCGTCCCGAAAAGCGGCAGCGGATGCGGCTGTTGTAGCGGTGAAGGGTGCTCTGTCACGATCTGCGTCACGGATTGTTCTAGCAATCCCATCTCTGGCGCTACGGTCACGCTTACATGCACGTCCACTTACACTTGCACCACTGGCGCGGAGGGCTGTTGTTCGATCAATATCGGCTCGGCCGGCACGTGCAGTCTTAGCATCACGGCAAGCGGTTTGAAGCCCTACAGTGCCTCGGTCTCGTTTACGTGTGGCTCTTCGTATGTTTACAAGCTTTTGCCGGTGACTACGACTTATTGCTGTGAATTCAGCGCCACTGGCTGTAATGCGCAGGCCGCGTGCGACGCGACCGTAACGATTAACGGCGAGGTCTACACGCTTCCGGCGGAGGTCTGCTTGCCCGGAGCCGGGACATATCCATGGACGATTCAGGCGCCCAATTTCAATAACGCGACGGGCACGGTAACGATCGCGTCGGATTGTTCGGCATGCTCGGGAGCGCCCACGACCGTCACCCTTACGCCTCTGACGAATTACTACTGCTTGAGCGGGTGCGTTCTCCCGCCCCCCGATGCGCTGCCGGCTACTCTTTATCTCACGGATACCGTGTACGGTCCATGCACCCTCGCGTATGACGCGGGGACGCAGGAATGGGTCGGCACGACGCCGAACGCTTCTTTCGCGGGCGGTTGCGGGTGTCCAGCCGAGCTATTTGCTATTACGTATGTCTTTGCACAGACAACCTGCTCGTTCGCCGTCTATTACACCGGTTTAGGTGGGTTCGGGGTAAATGAGGGTTGCCCCTGGCCTGACCCGCCAGGCGTTGGCGGGTTCGAGTCGTCGGGTACGAGCAGCACGTCGTCCTTTACGTCCTGCCCGTGGTCTTTCAATTTCACTCTCGGTCCGTGCAGCGCGGACCCGGAAATTCGCGGCATTTACCCCGACGGTTCAGCGATAACGATCACGCCATGAACTGGACGGAAGCTCTCGAGATCGTTGTCGCCAAAACAAAACACGAGCGCTATCGCGCACTGACTTGCGAGTCTCACCCTGGCCACCCGGGTTTTCGCAGGCTTATGGTCGAGATGGCCACCGGGGTCAGTCAGCCTCGTGTTTATCCGTCGGCTATGACGATGGCTTTCAATTTCTTTCGGTCAGTCCGGGCTCTCGTGGCTTCGGGCGGTAAGCTCGCGTCGAAGTCAGCGAGGGCGAGGCGCCTCGCCCTCTGTGTGGCTTGTCCTCTCTACGATCGAGCGCAGGGTCGTTGCGCGAAGTGCGGCTGCAAGCAGTCCGCGAAGGTATGGATCGCCGCCGATGCATGCCCACTCGACCCGCCCAAATGGGGACCGGAATGATTCATAGCCGTCATGCGCTTATTCTTTCGTATTGCCTTGGTCGGTAAATCACGGTAAAAACAGCCTTCGACAGGTCAAACCCGGTTGCATCGCGAGCAAGGAGGTCGCGCGGTAGCGATTTCCACCCGGCTACCCAACCTGTCGAGGTGAATCAAAAAACCCCCAAGCGTCCGAGACGGCCGCGAGGGGGTTTTTTTTAATGGTCATCGCTTTCGCCGGCCGCGTGGCTCGGGCTCGAGCCCCGGCAGGAATGGCGCGTTCGTCGGACAGCGCGGCTTCGGCCTCTGTTCTTGGGTGGGTCGTACTCCGTCGAGGTATTTGTTGGCTGCCTCCCGCAGGGCCGCTGTCACCTCGGCGACGGTCCGGGCCCGAAACTCATCCAGCGTCGGCTGTCGCGATCGCGATGGATCCATGGGAAAGCTCCTCCTCTCCGTGTTTGGTCGGGCCATACGGGAAGCGCGACTTCAGCGACAAGATCGGCGACTCGAAAAAGTGCCACGAGGCCATCGCGGCGATGATAGTCAGCGCCATCCCTGCAATGACCGCCCGCCAGGTGACACCCCAGATTCCCGTTGTCAGCGCCAGCGCGGGGATATGCAGCACGTATAGCCCGTAACTGATGCGACCCAGGTACACCGCCGGCTCCCACGATAGAGCCGAGGCGATCACCCCGGTCGACGTCCACGCCCCCAGTACGACCAGCGTGCACCCCACGCCGCCCAGGTCGTAGTAGATGTGCCGCGGACCGGTCACTTTCTGGCCAATCCACACGAAGGCCAGCACTCCACATCCAGCCCAGAACAGGCCCGGCCCAGGCGCCCATTTCGTCCCGGCCGGCCGAGCCAGCTCCCAGATCCCAGCGGCGCACCCCATGAGGAGCGTCAGTCCGGCGACCATCGGGAGCTGCCCCGTGAAGCGGCGGGTCGTGTAGGCGACCAGTCCGAATCTGCACAGCTCGCCCCCTACGAAAGCCGCCGCGATCATCGCCAGTCGCCACCGCTTCGGGGTCAGGTAGAGCGCGACCGGGAAGCAAACGTAAAATTGCTCCTCGACCGCCAACGTCCAGAAGTGGCCAAGAAAGTAAGGCCAGCGCTGCTTGGCGAATCCGTAGATGTTCGTCAGGTAAAGGATTTGCCACTTCGCCCCCTCGAGCCGCCCGGCCGCGAGCAGCGTGAAGAGGTACGCGTAATAGAGCGGGAAGATCCGCAACGTCCGGCGCAGGTAAAACACCCGCAGGTTGTCCGCCAGCGACGGCCCTTCGTTGCGGATCAAGATCCTCACGATCAGGAAGCCGCTCAAGGCGAAAAACAACTTTACCCCGATGGCCCCGAAGCCAAACGCGTTAGGGTCGAAATGAAACAGGTAGACGGCCAGGAATGCGACCAGTCTCAGGCCGTCGAGCTGGGGGCGATGCTCCATCTCACCGACCCCCTTGCTGTACATAGGCAAACGGATTTGGATACTCCGCCGGGTTGTCGATGTTCGTGACCGCGCCGGTCCGAGCAAACACCGTCACGAGCCAGCTCGTCCCACTCGGAGTGGGAAGGCTCGGCGCGGTGGTACCGACGGGCGCCACCACGTCCGCTCGCTCGGCCAGCCAGAAGTGATGGAACGCTCCCGCCATTCCGACCGAGCTGGGCGCCGAATAGATCGTCGTGCCGACAACCTTTCCATCCGCCATCACGACCAGGTCGACGGTCCCGTTGTACGGGTCGACGGTCAGCCGCGATCGCTCTTGCGTTGTCGCCCACGTCGTCAGGTCAACCACCACTTCGCTCGGCAGCGTTGTCTGGCGTGAGTTGGTAGTGGGCGCCGGCCGGCGGGTGATCGTGTAGGGCAGGTTGGCCGCGCCGGCCGCCATCGCCCCCAGCCACGCTTCGGGCTCGGACTCGCCCGGCGTCTTGCCCGTTGGATCGATCGGCCCGGGATCGTCGATGATGCCGTTCGCGTTGTTGTCGACACCATCACACCCCTCGTCGACCCAGCCGTTCCCGTTGTCGTCTCGCCCGTTGACGAGTAGGAGGAACTCCGGATTAACGGTCACCGATTGCTTCCCATCGGGTGATGGGATCGTCCGCGAGAGCGGCGACGTCTGCCCCGGCGCCACGGCGTTGACGAATCGCTGGGGGTTGGCGGTCACACCCGCGGCGTTTGGTCCCACGACGGTGTACCACGCGCCGGTATTGTTGATCCGCAGCCGATCGCCGGCCCGCACGTTCCACGACCAGCTCGTCGGCGAGTTGGGCAGCCACACCCAGGCCCCGCCGGCGTTGGTCCAGGCGCCGACCGATTCCTCGAGCACAAGGGCCGTTGTGTTCCCTGTGAGCGATTGCGAGTACATGGTCGACGGGCAGACCGAGGCTAGCCCGTCGTCGTAAGCAGGCGGCGCGCCGATCGGTACCCACGCGTTGGCGGCCAGCGCAATCGTCGGGTCGATCTGCCCATTCGCCAGCCGCGGAAAGTCGTAGATGCCGAGCTGGGGATCGACCAGGTAGGTTTTGTAAATGGGATCCGGCAAGAGCCTGATCCCGGCCAGGGCGTTATCACGAATGGCTGCGTCGCGAGCTCCCGCCAGCGCTGCCTGCAGCAACCGAGCCGACTCGCCAACCTGGCGGTGCGAAATTGCCGGGATCACAGTCGGTAGCGCGATCACGCTCAGCAGGAGCACGATCACGATTACGGTTAATAGCTCGATCAAGGTAAATCCGCGTCTCATTGGCCGATGCTCCCAGGGTAGTAGAAATGAACGAGCGTCCCCGCAATCGAGGCCGCGCACAGCAGGCAGGCAGCGATCAAGAGCAGCTCCGTCAGGGTGATTTGGTACTTCACGCGTTCGTCTCCTCCATCTGGTCGAGGGCCGCGTCGACTGCGGTGTAACGCATCCTGTAGCGCTGGGCCGAGTCCATGAACAGCCCGTTATCTGCGACCATCGACGCGAGCGCGTGCTCTATTTCGGATCGCTCGTAAGCCAAAAGTCCCGCGAAGAACGCGTCGCGGAAAAGTGGCTCGTCATCCACTTCCTTCAGCATCACGCGTATGAGGTGCTTGATCTCGCGTTGCCGTTTGAGAAACGATGCTCGCCACCATTCGGGTGGCTCCGTTATCGAGTCGATTGGGAAATAGCGGCTCAAAGGGCACGCTCCTTCCCGTAGGTAAACGCTCTGCGAAGGCACGCCGGCATATCGGGCGGCAGCTCGCGGAAGCTCCTGATGTGTTTCCGCTTTGTCGTCGTCCTGATCCATTCCCAGCTCTCGTCAAATTCGTCGTTGGTCAGGCACTCGATCACCTCGAGTGGCACGATGTATCCGAGCCTGATGAGCTGTTGCGCGAGGGCGCCTTCAGTTTCAGTCTTGATCGCCGGCAGTGGCATAATGGCCTCGGCCAGGTCGTCCCGCCTGGCGTGGCGCGGGGTCGAATCCATCACGCGTATAGCCACCTTCTGGGGAGGCGGCGGCTCATTCCAGCAAACGCAAATAAAGCTCACTAGCGCGATCAAGCAGACGATCGCCGCGAGCGCGATCAGCGCAGTTTCCACGGGGCATCTCCTGGTGGTTTAGTTGAGGTCCCAGCTCCGGGCGCGTTGCTCGCCCGGGCTGGGGAAAAAATGGGAAATGATGGCAGGGGGGCAGTCGTGGCCCGCTTCGTTCGCTCCCTCAGCGGCTGGGGTCAGGCCATTTCCTGGAGTCGGATTCGTGCGCCGATCGCTCGCAGGTTGTCGACGTTGGCCTTGCGGTACCAGCGCTTCGACGTCGTCGGGCACGTGTGCCCGAGCACGCGCTCGATCTCAGGATCGGTGCACGCCCAAACTCCCTCGGCATACACGGACCAGCCGCGGCGGAGCGTTTGCCACGTGATATGGTCGATGCCCACTTCCGCCGCCGCCTGCCGGAGCCGATCGATCGGCCGATAGCCGACTCTCCCGCTGCTCCACGGCCGCCCGTGGCGCAGACCCGGGCAAAACCACTCCGAGCCCGCCAGAGGCAGCCACGAGGCGACAATGGGCCTCAGCTCGGGCGCGATCGGCACCGGCCGGCAAGATTCCGGAGTCTTCAGCTCGCGCTCTTTCCGCGGCACTACCAGGAGGATCTCCGCCGCGAGGTCGAAGTCGGAGCATCGCAGGAAGAGCAGCTCGTTGCGTCGCAGACCCGTGTAGGTTGCGACCGACACCAATGCATACAGCCGCTGATCGGTCCACCCGCCGTCGGCCGCCTTGGCCGCCAGGTGGCCCAGTAGCAGCCTGATCTGCCCAAGGTCGAGATGCGGCCCTGCCTGCGACCCAGATCGCCGCCGCGGTCTCAGACGCTTCCAGGACGGCTGGCGCTCGATCCAGCCCTCCTCGAACGCCCAGGTGCACGCGGCGCGAAGGCAGCCGAGATACCCGATCACAGTCTCCTTGCTGCGTCCGGGATGAGCCAGCTTCCACGCCGCGATGGCGTCGGTCGTGAGCTGCGCTGTCGTGGCGTCCGGTCCAAGCTGCTCGATCAGCTCGCCGGCGAGCTGGTCGATCCTTTTGCCCGTCGACGGGCGCGTTTCGTTGGATGCGTAAAGCCTGGTGAGCCGAGTCCGAAACTCGGCAAGAGAAATGGCTGGCACGGATTTGACTCCAAGACATGTTAAGCAGGAGCGACGTTGCTCCGCTCAAGTCTGAGTCAATTAAGGGATTGCGCGCGACTGTCAAGCGAGCTTGTTCCGCTGCGGCAACAAACCCGCCAAACATACCCACCTTCGTAAAGCTGGGGTCCAGGGTTCGAGTCCCTGAGGTGGCTTTTTGTAAGTCTTGGGTATGGGCCCCTTTGGGACGGGTGATTGTCAGGGTCATTGGGGTCTCCTGGTGGGAGTTGAGGGATAAACGAAACATCGTGGGAGCATGGTCCGAAAGGACTGTGGGTTGCTTGGTTCCATTGGGCTTGATCCTTGGATCATGTACAATGGTATCGGGCAAATCCTTAGAGGGCCGTCCGCCGGCGGGTCGCCAAAACTTGGGCCGGCGTGACGGCTTTTTTTTGATCTTTTCATGGGGTCTGCTACTGCCGAACCGCTCCGCCGGCCAGGCGGTTGCGGGTTCGCTTGCAATCGATCGGCGCGAGATATTGGTCAAGCTCGGCGTCCGTCAGCGAACGGCCCTCGACCGAGTGCTTTAGCTTCATGGCGAGTGCGATCCGTCGCGCGATTTCCGCGTCCGTAAGCTTCCAGTCGCGGTTTGATTTGATTTCCCTGCCCAGTCGATCGCGTCTCATTTGGGTTCCGCCTTGCGCTCGTTTGTCGACCTCTAGAATTTGCCGAACCTGGTTGTCGCCGCGCAGTCCTCGGTCTCGGCCATGCGCTCGAGTAGCCGCTGGATGGTGTTGAGCCGCTGGCAGAGGTCCATGAAGAGGATTCCCGCCGCTTCGTCGGTTTCTTCCCCAAATAGCCCGAATCCCCTTGTTGCTCGGTCGTGGCAGATGTCGACCTGGCGGACGATCTCGTCGAAAGTCGGTGTTTTGGCTCGTTCCACAATGCGCCTCTTTCGGTCAACCTAGTGTACGCCGCCGGCGGAAAAAAAGTGTACGCGTGGTTATGAATGGAGTGGGAGTGAATCGGAAAAGTGATGTAAAAAGCGCGCGCGGTTTCGAACGTGATGGCTTGTTTATACTTACGTCCAAAAAAGGATGCGCGCGCGGTGCGCGCGCGGTGCGCGCTGGGTTTGGCGGATGAGGCGATC